GAACCATTTGTGGAGCTTTGGTTTCATTATGGCATTGGCGGAAAGTTTGGCATTCTTTGTCCTCGTATGATGCATGGACAAGATTGTTGTGTCTGCGAATGCGCAGACGCACTAAGACACTCAAAGGAGAAAGTTGATTTTGAAACGTTTAAGAATATTGTCGCAAAACAACGTGTTTTCGCTCCAATGATCGACAGAGAAGATCAAACAATGACTCCAAAGTTCTGGGGTTTCGGAAAGACAGTTTATATCAAGTTGATGGAAAATCTTATTGACGAAGACTATCAGGACTATCTTGATCTGCACAACGGCAGAGATATTGTCGTGAGGAGCGAAAAGTTAGCTGGAAAGGCTTATCCAGAGACCGATATCAAGATTAGACCAAAAACTTCACCTCTTGCTGTTGGTTCGGAAATTCAAAAGATTGTCGCGAGCATTCCGAAGATCTCAGAAGTTTATAAGCCGCTAACATCCGGAGAGATGAGAACTAAACTGAATGACTGGTTGAAGTTTCGCGATCAGGAATCGGAGAGCGGCAAAGAATCTGAACGCGGTGGTGGAGAAGTTGTTGGTGGATCGTCTGAAGATGTCGATAGAGCATTCAAAGAAGCCCTTCCGGATTAATATTGACGAGAAAACTTCCACAAGCGACCTGGAGAAATCTGGCGCGCTTGTGGATCTTTCTTTGATTGATATTGACGAAAATCCGAAAAGTCCATACGGAAAGTCTATAGATACCGGCATTTCTGTATATGGCGGGTATAAAGTTGTATTTGAAACATTTGAACTTTGCGACATTATTACAGTGTGGTATGATAATAATTTATTGTCGCGAACAGTAAGGAAAAAGGGAAATGCCTAAAAAGAAGAAAGAGGTTGCTCCCGCTGGGGATTTGGAAGATTTTATTAAATCAATGTCTAAAACTTTGCGAACAAAGGACGAAGAAAAGGTTGATTCGTTTATTTCGACCGGCTCAACATTGCTGGATTATGCAATTGCCAACAGAAGAAACGGCGGAATTCCGATTGCTCGTTTGACGGAAATCGCAGGAGAAGAATCTTCCGGCAAGACCCTTATTGCTACGCACGTTTTAGCTAACACGCAAAAAATGGGTGGGATTGCCGTATATATTGACACCGAGCATTCCGCACAAAAAGAATTTATGCAACGCATCGGCGTTGATTGGGATATGCTTCTCAAACCAAAGCCTACGACGATTGAAGAAACATTTGATACAATTGAGCAAATTGTTATTCACGCCAGAGAAAAGTTTGACATTTCTAAGCCCCTTACTATCGTTTGGGATTCTATTGCTGCCACTCCACCTCGCGCAGAGATTGAAGGAGATTACGATCCCAACTCTCTCATGGGGGTGCCGGCAAAAACAATGTCCAAGGGCATGCGCAAACTCGTTGAGATGATTGATTACGGCAAGGTGACCCTTTTGTTTCTTAATCAGCTTAGATATAGATTGAATTTAGAGAATAAATACGCAGATCCCTGGATCACTCCGTACGGCAAGGCTGTTCCTTTCCACGCTTCTGTTCGCGTACGATTGAATAGCTTTACCAAAGTAAAAGACGAAAAAGACGAAAAAACTATTATTGGAGTTTGGTGCCGCGCCCACATTAAGAAAAGTAAAATTTCGCCTCCAGAAAGAAAAATTGAATTTCCAATTATGTTTGATCGCGGCGTGGATGACGCAGCAAGCATTTATAAATATTTGCATGAAGAATGTGGATTAATTGAAAAGTCGGCAGGAAATTCTAAATTGTTTCTTGGCGGCGCAGAAAAAGTATTTCCGCACAGTGAGTGGAGAAATTTTTTCAAGCAAAATAAACAAGCGATAGACTCTTTACTTGAGCAGCGCATTGTGGCAAAATATGAGCCATATGACGATGACAGCGACTCAGAAGAAGAGTCTTCGGGCGAGAACGAGACAGCTTAATGGCGTCTTATAAAATTGGCGATTTGGTTGCGTTTACGTATCCAGCCGTACACCAAAAGGGCACGCGAGCCCACGACAGATTCCCCCAGGTTCTCATTTTGCATGATAACTGGCACGGCGTAGTTCACGGACTTAACTTCAACTATCTTACAGATCAAGAAATTAATTATATCAAAGCCATTCTTAATGAAGATTTCGCAGAAGAAATATCTAAAAAAGATCCTCATATTAGGCAACAGATAGATCGAGTTAGAACTTTATCTCAAAGTTTAAACATCACATCTCCACATGATTTTTATGTTCGTTTTGTACGAGCGTTCATTAAACCACGCGATTGGGATCCATATCGCCGGTATCGTCCAGAAAAAATGGCTTCTGTAAAGATTATTACCAAAAGAGAAATTCTTACAGGCGAGCGCAAAGATGGAGTGTTTTCAAAGTTTGTGGATAAATTTAAAAATATGAGGGGTCCGAAAATAAGATGAATAATAAGACGAGTTTTGCATCGGCTAAAAATATGCGACAACATTCACGTGAAAGGCTTTTGAATCCCATTAACGACGTTCTTGCCTCGGCGGCAAATATCGGACAAACTCAATGCTTTTTTTGTTTTAGAGATGACCACCTCGGAAATGCGGCGATTAAAGAGCTGGTCTCTCTTGGGTATAAAATCACTCTAAACGCAAACGGCACGGCTTCATTGATTGAATGGTAGGTGTACACTATGATTGTCCCCAATGAAGAGTTTATTGAAAGAAACTATAACAAAACACTTGAGCTGATTAACACTACGGTTGTAGATTCAAACAGAAAAAATAAACTTTTGAAAATGATTGAGCATTTTGGAGAACGATATGCCGTTGCTCCGGCGTCAACAAGAAAAGATAATCATTCTGCGTTTCCCGGAGGGCTGTGCTACCACAATCTCCATGTTCTTCAGTGGATTGACAAGTTTCAATCCGTAATGGCTCCGGGACAATTTTCAAACGAAACCCTTCTTGGTGGAACAGGGGTTGGATATTCCGTTCAAAAGAATCACGTAGAAAAACTTCCAACGATAAAAAAGCCTTTGGGTAAGCGCCGCCGATTTCTTATTCCGGACTCAATTGAGGGTTGGGCTGATGCCGTAAAGGTGCTGGTGAAGGCGTATTTCTTTTCCACATCCAACCCAGAGTTTGATTATTCCGCGATTAGACCAAAAGGGGCGCCACTAAAGACAGCGGGAGGTAAAGCTCCTGGTCCGGAGCCGCTCAGAAAATGTCTTGATAAGGTGAGAGATGTTTTTGACAGTAAGGGCATTAATACTAAACTTTCCCCGATTGAAGTTCACGACATATTGTGCCACATTGCCGATGCTGTATTATCCGGAGGAATACGCAGATCAGCCATGATTTCGTTGTTTTCGTTTGATGACGAAGATATGATTAAGTGCAAGTATGGCAATTGGGTTGAAGTTAACCAGCAACGATCGCGAGCCAACAATAGCGCAGTAATTCTTCGTCATCGGATCAAAGAAGATGAGTTTTTTGAATTCTGGGAAAAGATTCAAAACAGCAATGCCGGAGAACCGGGAATTTTCTTGAGCAACAATTCTGAGCTTGGCACAAATCCATCTTTGCGCGCCGGCACCAAAGTTTTAACGACAAACGGAATTTTTCCAATTGAGCAATTGGAAAGCAAAGAGTTTTTTGTCAAAAATTTATTTGGGCAAATCTCTAGGGCGAAATGTTTTCTTTCCGGAAGGATTTCGTTATATTTTTTGGTTTCTGCAAGATCTAAAATTCTTTCCAACGAGAGCATTACGCATCTCTTCTTGCAGAATTCAAGAGACGTTTCCTTAATGTATTCCATGTCGCCATTTAGCGGCTCTTTTTTAATTTTGTCAAAATACGCAACAATCTTTCCTTTCAGGACATCATTCTCAATTTGGCTCTGAACAATTGAAAGAACTAAATTAAACGACGGAAACGTTCTAAATTTTTCATAATATCCAAACAAAATTTGCGCCACTTCTTTTAGATATTCCAGACCAAAATAGTCAACGCTCAACACCTCTGTCATCTGTTCTGCGAATTTGTGATCGACTATTAAAGCCTGAACTAATCGTTCTTCGTAATGTGCGCCTTGATTAAATCCTACCGATTTTGTGGACATAAAGAAACAGTACCTCTTAATTGATTGTCAATATCTTAAACGGAAAAAAGAAGTTATCGCCAATAGTATTTAAGCCATCTTGGATAAGCTTAATCCTAAAGGCTGTCGAATTTAAAACAACAGGAGCCTCTATGCAGTCTTTGATTTTTTGAATGTTTTGGAAGCTGATCGTAGTCTGGCTGAGTTGCATAAGCTTGTGATTGTTTATAATTACTTCACGTGCTTCGAAAAACTTCTTGTATTTTTCATCGTTGGCTGATTGTGCAAAAGCAAAAATATCTTCAAGTTCCAGTTTTTTTTCTTCGGAAAGAATTGGAAAATACTTCAATACATTCTTCATTCCAACTCCCTTAACGCCCTTTAGGTTGTCGCTCGGATCTCCGACGATGGATCTGGCGATGACAAAGTTGTGAGGGTATACATTATACTTCACCCTACAATTTTTTGCTGTAATGAATATTTTCTTGATTGGATTGTACATAATTGTATTCTTA